AAAAAATGAGGAGGACTAAGCCGTGGGCTTACTTGATACAGTCAACAAGATATTCGGCCGTGATTCAAAAGTCGCGCAGGTTATCAGTGCCGGTCATACGCTTAAGCTCGTGGCCGGTTACGAACCAACTTTCAAAACTTGGAACGGTAAGATCTACGAGTCAATGCTTGTGCGTGCTGCAATCGATGCAAGAGCACGCCACGCGTCAAAACTAAAGGCTGAGATTTTAGGATCTGCAAAACCTGACCTGTGCGCGAGAATGAAGCACAGGCCGAACCCGTGGAACTCATGGTCTCAATTTCTTTACCGTGTCAGCACCATGCTCGACGTCAACAACAACGTTTTGCTTGTGCCCATCTACGACGCCGGACTCACGAAGATCGGATTTTTTCCGGTTCTTCCGAAGGACGCGAAGATCGTAGTGTACAAGGACGAATACTGGATTCGCTACACCTTCAACGATCACAGAACAACAGCAGCGTGCAAGCTTTCTGAGTGTGCGCTTCTCACTCGCTTTCAGTACGACAACGACTTCTTCGGTGAGTCGAACTTCGTGCTTGATGACACCCTCGACCTTGTAAGCATTCAGAGTCAGGGTATCAAGGAAGCGATCAAGTCGACAGCCTCTTACAAGATCATGGCAACCCTCACGAACTTCTCGAAGGTCAAGGATCTTGAATCAGAACGCGACGAGTTCACAGCTTCAACGTTCGGACCCGAAGCGAAGAAGAAGGGCGGTCTCCTGTTGTTCCCTAACACTTACAAGGACATCAAGCAGATCGAGATGAAGAACTGGGTCCCTGATAAGGATCAGCAGGCACAGATTGAAAAGAATGTCTTCACTTACTTTGGTGTGAATGAGGACATCCTTCAGAATAAGGCAACGGGCGATGCATGGAGCGCATTCTATGAGGGCGCGATCGAACCGTTTGCCGTTCAGCTCTCCGAGACAATGACCGCCGCACTTTTCTCAGACCGTGAGCGTTCATTTGGTGCAGCGATCCATTTCACCGCGAACCGCTTGCAGTACATGTCTTTCAAGGACAAGCTCGCATACGTTCAGGGAATGGCAGACCGCGGCATGATTATGCTTGACGAAGGCCGCGAAGTCTTCAACCTCGCACCGTTACCTGATGGACAGGGTCAGCGCTTTGTTCGTCGTGGTGAGTATCACTTCATGGACGAGGAAGAGACACCCACGGAAGGAAGTGATTGATATTCTGAACGCTTTGACATTCCTTGTCTCTGTGGCTCTCGCATTTAACATCTCACTCGTTAAGTTGGAAGCCCCGGAGATAACAACAGAAGAGTACGCACAAGCGTGCGGAATAACAATCGAAGAGTTTGTCTTTCTTTCCTCTGTGGTGGAGGCAGAAAGCAACAGAAGCACAGACGGCGACCTTGAGGGTCGCATTTTTATTGCCGTAACAATCATCAACCGCGTCAATTCCGAATATTTTCCGGACACCATCGACGCCGTGCTCACACAGCGCGGCCAGTTCTCGACTGTGAGAAATCATCACAGCATCACGGACCGCACACAGTGGAGTGATGAGGCTGTTTTGCAAGCCTTCGAAAGACTTGAAGCCGGAGAGATACCAGACAACATCCTCTTCTTCCGTGCGGGTCACTATTTCGCAGGTTACGAGCAATACGGAAACGGACCGATCGGCGGCAACTATTTTTCACTTTATGGAGGTTAGAAAATGCCAATTTGTAAAGACAGAGAATACAGAGCCTTGACGCTCATTCCCACAGATGACGAGCAGAAGATCGTCGAGGGTAACTTTTCAACTTACGACACGCCTTATCTTCTCTATTCCTACGACATCGAAGGAACAAAGGTCGAAGTTTGGGAAGAGGTAAAAAAAGGCGCATTCGATGATGCCGATGTCAGCGACGTAATCATGCAATACGACCATGAAGGCCGTGTTTTTGCACGTAATTCAAACAAGACCCTTGAGCTTGAACTCAATGAGACGCCGCACATGCGCGCCAACCTTGGGGGCACAGAGATCGGTCGTCAGCTCTACGAAGAGATCAAGGGCGGATACACGACAAAGATGTCATTCGGTTTCACCGTCAAGGATGACGAGAGAACAAGAACCGAAGAGAACAACGACGGCGTCCGCAAGATCAAGGTTTTAAGAAGTATCAAGGCAATCCGCAAGCTCTACGACGTCAGTGCCGTAAGTTTGCCGGCTAACGATCAGACGGAAATTTCAGCTCGTGCTTTCGCCGATGGAGTATCGGACGAAATCGTTAAGGAGCTTAACGAAGAAATCACTCGCGAGAAGGAAATAAGAAACGAACGGGCTCGGGCATTGCTCGCGCTTAAGTTCAGAAATTCAGAGAGGTGAAAAACTATGAATTTTTCAGACATGACACTTGAGCAGGTCAATGCTCGTATCGATGAAATTCGCGGACTTGTGGAAGCAGGATCAGCCGACACAGACTTCGTAGCTCTCAAGGACGAGATGACCGGACTCGAAGAAAGAAAGGCGTTCCTCGAAGAGGAACAGAGAAAGGCAGACGTTCAGGCCGTCATTGATGGAGCCGGAGAACCTGCAAAGATCACAACACCCATGGAGGAAAGACACATGAAGACAATTGAAGAAGTAAGAAGCTCTAAGGAGTACATCAACGCTTTCGTTGATTACATCAAGTCTGAGAACGACACAGAGTGCCGTGCACTCTTGACTGAGCTTGTACCTACTACAGGACAGGTTCCCGTTCCTACATTCGTTGAGGAAGAGATCCGCACAGCTTGGGAAAACTCTGACATCTTGAGCAGAGTGAAGAAGGCAAACGTCAAGGGTATCCTTCGCGTTGGTTTCGAGCTTTCTGCAACAGGCGCAGTCGTCCACACTGAGGGAGCTGCCGCACCTTCTGAGGAAACACTCACAATCGGCGTCGTTTCCTTGACACCTGCAACAGTCAAGAAGTGGATCACCATTTCTGACGAAGCTCTTGACCTTACAGGCGAGGCATTCCTGCGCTACATCTACGACGAGCTCGTTTATCAGATCACAAAGAAGATCGAAGAGGACATCGTTGCCCTTATCGTTGCAGCTCCTGCAACATCTTCGAAGACCGCCGTTGGCGTTCCTTCTGTAGCATCTGAGCCTGCTGCAACAACTGTTGTTGAGGGACTTGCTGAGCTTTCTTCACAGGCATCCAACCCTGTGATCCTTATGAACAGAAAGACCTATGCAGCTTTCAAGGCTATTCAGTACGCAAACAACTACGCGATCGATATCTTCGAGAATTTGCCGGTTGTTTACTCTGACGCGCTTCCTGCATACGACGATGCAACAGCAAACGCCGCATACATGATCATCGGCGACCTCATCGGCGTTCAGGCTAACTTCCCGAACGGCGAAGGTGTAACGATCAAGTACGACGACAAGTCTCTTGCTGAGAAGGATCTCGTCAAGATTGTCGGCCGTGAGTATGTCGCACTCGGCATCACAGCGCCTAAGCATCTTGTAAAGATTACAAAGCCCGGCACTTGATAACAACAAACCAAGAGGAAAGGGCGGAAGGTTCCGCCCTTTCCTTTTTTCTATCGTGAGGTGAACAGATGACATACGAATCAATTTTATCTTCTGTAAAAATTGCCTGCCGTGTCTTCTCCAACTCTGTGGATGATGAACTCAAGGAGCTCATTGACGCCGCATTTTACGACTTGGAGATCTCCGGAGTAGCAAACACAGAAGACGAACCCTACACAGCTGAAACAGCTGATCAGTTGGTCGTCACCGCAGTGAAAACATATGTCAAGCTTCACTTCGGCGATTTAGTGAGTGACAACGAGTGGGATCGTCTCAAGAAATCGTACGACGAACAGAAGGCGCAGCTCAAGATGCGCAGACATTCAGATGCTGCAATTGAACCCGGACCGGAGCCCGGCCCCGTTCCTGTTGGCACCTACGTCAAGCGTGACGAAATGCTCACCATTTCAAACGAAGACATTGATCACTATTGGGACGAGACAAGCGAAGGAGGTTGACCATGGAACACATTGTCGATTTTTACTTCGTGAGTGAAACGACATCAAAGGACGCACACGCTCAGCCTGTGGTTGTTCCCTCTTACATCTTATGCGTCGGAAAGATGCGCTCGGTTTATCAGAGCGAATACTTCGAAGCCGCACAAAGCGGAATCAGACCGACGTTCACTATTGAAACGCCTGCCGTGAACTACCACGGCGAGAAGTTGATCAAGTATGACGGCAACACGTACGTCATTTACAGAACCTATAACGTAGGCACTGACAAGATCGAACTTCACTGTGCGGAAAGGGTGGGAACAAATGGCACGTAACGGAGACCTTTCGGAACTCAATTCAATCCTCAAAAACTACATCACAGAAGTCGATGAAGCCACTGACAAGGTTCTTCAGGAAGTTGCTGACGAGTCTTTGGAAATTCTCAAAGCCGAAGCGCCTGAGCGAACCGGGGCATACAAAGAATCACTGACTGTGGACCGCATGGGTGGCGCTTACGTGATACACGCAGACGCGCCCGGTTATCGTTTGACTCATTTGCTTGAACACGGCCACGACATCGTCGTGAACGGCGAAAAGGTCGGAAGAGTAAAGGGTTCAAAGCATTGGAAGGACGCGGAGAAATACGCACAGGACCATCTTGAAGAAAGACTCAGAGAGGAGATTGAAAACATATGACGCTTGAAACACTTGTCACAGAGTTAAGCGCAGCCGGTTTTGATGTCTCTCTTCATGAGGCACCTGACGGAACCCGTTGCCCTTATCTCGTAATTGAGGATATTGAACATCCAAACTTCAGCGCGGACAACCGTGTGTATGCAAAAACCACGAGCCTGATGCTTCGACTCGTTGAATCACAAATCCACGACTTTGCACTCATTGCAAAACTTGAGAACACGCTCGACGCGCTCGGTCTTTTCTATTCATCTGACGATGCATCTGACAAAGCTGAGCACGTTTGTGAAACACACTATCAAATATCATTTTTTGGAGGTAATTAACCATGCCCGACAACGCAAAAAACAAGATTAAGTTCGGACTTCAGGACTGCATGTATTCCCTCGTAACAGAAACACAGGGACAGGATGGTAAGTGGACATCGTCCTACGGTGCCTACAAGCCTTTGCCCGGTGGTGTTCAGCTTTCACTTTCCCCTGAAGGTGAAGAGAACAACTTCTATGCTGACAACATCGTGTATGCGATCTTGAACAGCAATCAGGGATACAGCGGCACCGCAGAGTTTGCAATGCTTCCTGATGAAGCAGAGAAGGACCTTCTCAATCGTCAGGTCGACACGAACGGCGTCATTTCCGAGAACGCTGAGAACGTTACACCGCCTTATTTCGCCCTTTCCTTTAGAATCGAGGGCGACGTAAGAAACCGCAGATACGTTCTGTATCGTTGTGCTCTCAACCGTCCTGATCTTAACGCTCAGACAAAGGAACAGAGCATCACACCTAACACGGACAGCTTGTCATTCAAGTGCACACCTCGTCCGGACGATGGCCTCGTATTCGCTCACACATCTGAGTCGACACCTGACGCTATTGTCACTGCTTGGAACACTCAGGTCTACGTTCCCGGCGCTCAGGCTGATGAGACAGATCCTAACAACCCTTGATCTTAGCCACTTGACCCAATTCTCCTGATGCAGTGGGGCAGGCTTCGGCCTGCCTCTCTGTAATGGGGAATTTTTACAAATTAGGAGAATTAACACGATGACTACACCAACTAAATTAGGAAACAAAGAAGTGACACTCAGAAGCACAGCACTCACGCCTGTGATTCTGAAAAACATCTTCAAGATAGATATCATGACCACAATGCAGAGCCTTCGCCACGAACACACAGAGGCTGAAGGCAATGAAGCAGTTGAAGCCGTCAAGAAGCTCGGCTTTGTAATGGTCAAACAGGGCGAAGACATTCCCGTCCCTGATCTTTTCAATCTCACAGAAATGGATTTCTTCCTGTGGCTTGACTCTTTCGAATACGGAGAGCTTGACACATCGGAAGCAATGAACGCGATTCTTGCCGCGTGGATGGGTAACACCAACACATCGGTAGAAGCAAAAAACGCACAAGGCGCACAGTAAGACCCTTAACAACAGCGTTGATCTTGCTGCGCGCAAAACAACTGAATCTAAATCTTGAGGAGCTCAATCTCATCACCATCGGCGACGTCATGGACATGCTCACAGAGCAGAACAATGACCACGCACAGTATGACTACGAAGCAACTCAAGAAGACATTGACAAATTCTTTGGATAAGGAGCAGACACATGGCCAAGAGCATTAAAGGTATCACAATTGAAATCGCCGGTAATTCGTCGAAGCTTGTCAAAGCACTCGATGAAGCTCAGAAGGCCACAAACTCCGTATGGAAGAACCTCAAACAGGTCAACAGTGCCCTTAAGCTTGACCCCGGCAACGTTGAAGCTCTTGCGAAGAAGCAGGAGCTTCTGAGTAAAGCAATTGAAGCCACAAGTCAAAGACTTGAAGCAGAGAAAGCAGCCGCTGAGGAAGCAAAGAAAGCGCTCGAACTCGGCAACATCTCACAGTCTGAATACGATCAGTTCGAAACACAGATAATCAAGACAGAAGCATCGCTCAAGGATCTTGAAAGACAGGCCGGAGAAACATCCGAAGCCCTTGCATCTGTGGGTTCAGGTACCGCTGAAAGCTCTGAAAGCATTCAGGACGTTCACGACAAGACCGAACTCCTCACCAAAGGCCTTGAAGTTGTTTCTGATGTAGGGCACAAGGCAGGCGACGCGCTTGCTGATGGTTTTAATGTTGCAGCTAAAGCAGCAGACGCCGCTTATCAGGGCGTTGTTAAGGTTGCGGACGTATCAGCTCAGGCCGTACAGAAAACGGCAGAGATTTCCTACAACTTAAGTCAGCAAGTCGTTGAAGCTTACGGCGAATATCAGCAGCTGGCAGGTGGTGTTGAGAAGATCTTCGGCGCTTCGTCTCGCACAGTCATGAACAACGCAGAGAACGCCTACAAGACAGCAGGCATGAGCGCGAACCGCTACATGCAAACTATCACCGGTTTCTCTGCTTCACTCCTTCAGGGTCTCGAAGGCGACGCAGTAGAAGCCGCAAGGCTTGCAGACGTTGCCATCTCTGACATGGCAGACAACGCCAACACCTACGGCACAGATATTGAAAGCATCATCGCGACATATCAGGGGCTGGCGAAGGGAACGTACTCGATGCTGGACAACTTGCGTCTGGGCTACGGAGGCAGTCAGTCTGAGCTTGTTCGCCTTATCAACGACAGCGGAATCCTGAACGAGCGCATCAGCGACCTCAACGGTATCAGTTTCGATCAGATAATCGAGGCAATTCACGC